CCGTTTACTGCTCGGGTCTAGCAATGCTGTCTTCGATGATGTCGAGTCGCTTGTTGATTGGGGCCGTGAGTTCTTTCTTGACATAGGGCTTTGTTTCTTCCTCTGATAATGCTTTCAGTCGTTCAGACATTGATTGAATGAGAGCGTTGATTCTATCTTCTCTAGGAGGATTTTCCTCATAGATTTCATGTAGAATGACATCGTTGCGTTGCATACTGATTTCAAAGTATACGGGGCCGGATTGATTCACCCAAAAGGTATACCCATCAGTTGTAGTTCCGCGGTGCATTAGGCTAAGTGCTCGTCGCTAATGGTTGTCTCCAAATCTGATATCGTAGTGGACAGCGCCTTGAGAAGTACCTTGACCTCTTCGATGCTGACCGCGGCTTCCTTATACTGCTCAGCATGAAGGAACGCCTCAGTCACCTTGACTGCCTTACATGACTTCGTATTCAACGCATCAAATGCGTCAACAAGAGACTTCACTTTATCATTTACGGTCATAGCTTTTTCATCCTTTTCTGATCCACGCCGTACATTTCGCACAGCTGTTTGAGTTCTTCTTTTCGTTCCTTTGTTGAATAATAGATTTCCAAATACTCTTCGGCTTGACGCGTGGACACTTGAAAATGTTTGACCAACAAATCAATCAACCATGACTCATACTCTTCGCCCTTGGTTTTCTTGATGTACTTATGAAACTGCTTCTTCTTCGGTATGGCATACGAATAGAACAACCATGTCGCTCTATTGTCCGTAAGTCCGGGGATGTAATAGGTCTGAAAGAGATTGACCAAATCCAAGTACTGGGGAGCCATACTGAGGAATCGGTTGATCATGTAACTGCCAAATGACTTTCTATCTGCATCACTCAATTTATCATAGTAGTCATGCGGTTGAGTAAATATGGCATTTACATGATCGAACAACGATTTACCAGCCATTATCAGCTCAGAACCAGCTTCGGGCGGGTGGGAGCTTCTTCACCGGCTGCCGCAGGAACATTCGTGGCTGCTTCCTTGAGTGCATCTTCATTGACGCGGGGAATCATGCCATTATTGATGTTGCCGCACGCGTTACAGGCGAACGCCGGCATCGGGAAGATACCAACCTTGCCGGTTGGACTCAAGAGTGCAGGAACCTTCTTGAGAAGATACACCGACATAAACGTGAAGTTACCACACTTCTCACAAGTGATATCCTCAAGCATACTCGGGTTGACATTCATATTCAAATCTGACATTGTTATACTCCTAGTTGCATAAGTTGATGAACGAGTGACGCAAATACAATTTCTTTGTCAACACAAAAGCTACTTTGATACATGTGCTCTTTGATGAGCACGATTGCTGACGGAGTTTGTGGGCCAGCGATTTCTTCAACCCGATCGTATAACGCACGATAGGTTGCGTCAAAATCACGGATACCCTCATCGGCTATGAGTTGACGAATCTCCCGCCACTTCGTCAATCCGGTCTTTCGTTTATCACAAAGTATTGATACAATCTTGAGCTTGAAATCTGATTCAATCAGCTTCTTCTCATCTAGCTTCAATACACCATCCTTCGACTGCATCTGCGCGGTGTTCACGATGCGGCGAATATCCGGATGATATGCCTGAACGAGTGTGACCACATCCTCTTTCTCAAAGGTGATTTCTTCTTCCGTGAGAATGTTGACGTGATACTTCGCCACATCAGCTCGCGACGGATGCGCTAATTCATAGACTTGCGTTCTGCTAACAATTGGTTCAATGATGCGGTCAACGTAATTAGCTGTCAATATAAACCGTGTATGGAGACTATACGTTTCCATAAGATTACGAAGAGCTGCTTGGCCTTGGGGTGTAATATAATCGCAATTGTGGGTTAATGTTTGAGATTTCCCAATAAAGAAATTATGATTTCCCTCTACACTCAAATCATACACTCGATGGGGAGTGGATTTAGTTATTCTTTTAATCGCCAACCTTTGCATATTTTAATCCCTTCATCAATTTATCCAACTGTCGTTTGTTTTTACCATTAAATTTAGTCGTATCAATATAATTTAATATGTTACTTTCATTTATCCAAATGAATTTGTAATTATTACTAAGACACCATTTTATTATAGCGTTGATCTTATGTTTTTCCGGTCGATACCGAGATCGAGGTTTAATTTCATAAATAATGCGATTGAATTGATCTATAAAATCACAAATAACAGACGATTTTCCTCGCGGGACTCTAATGGTTTCATATTCTAATTGCTGATTACATAGCCAGAAACACGCTTCCCATGAACTTCTAAATCTATAAGTGCATCTATTAACCATAACATTCGCGTCCCAATGCGTCCATGTATTAGTTATACGTGGCGTATATTCTCCATCGCGTATCTTTTTTTTCATCGCTACAGAATGTAATTTACCGGCATTATTACGTTGGCGTTTACCTACCTCTGTTTGGAAATATAGCTTTAACTTTTTAGAATTTTCTTTGCCATTACGAATATAAAATTTTTTGCCGGTCGTTGTTCGGCTCCATGCGGTTTGACTAATTCTGCATTTTTCTTTTACATCTACGGGTCTAGGCTTTCCCTTTAAAAATACAGATGGCGTTGCACATAGTTGACAATATTTACCATCTCTATATTTTGCTCGATACGCATCATTACATTTTTCACATATCTTTTTATATCCAATTAATTTACAATCTGGACAAAATTTTGTATTAGACGCTTTTGCTATAAAATGTGTATTACACCATTGACACATTCTATCATACGATTGGTTTTTAAAATTTGTATTTGTTTTATACGATTGTTTAGCCGCGTCACTCAATAATTTTCTAGTTTTATTAGATACCATATATAGCTCCTGTTAAGGTTCTATATATAAGTAGTGGCTGCGCAGTCAAATAATCACTTTACGGAGACAAAATATGATTATATTTGTCTAGCTGACTTGCCTTGACAATCATCGGATTGCCATTGTCATCTTCAACATACCACTTGTGATCGGGAGTGCATATCACAACCTCACCATTTTCCAATTCAATCTCAAGTGTATCTTGTATACCCTTATCCCATAACTTAAACGGCATCCATTCCACCCGAGACTCAGCTACATTCCACGTCTTCACCAAATCAGTGCCATCTAGCAAATTTTTGATAACAATATTCTGCTCCACACCATCTCTCAATATTCGGACCAGAGTATTTTCATCCAAACACTCATCGAGAAATACAACTTTCAGATCTTTGAACCCAATTGAACTAGCGAAAGTTTTGACCTTATTTCGGATTGTGTCAACATTGTTTTCGTCTGACGCGTTGATAAATAGAGCGTCACACTCAATGTTCTTGCAGAGAATCTTGCCAGCCGTGGTCTTGCCCGTACCTGCTGAACCACAGAACAACAGATGTGGAATATCCTGCTGGTCAATGTAGGACTTCAGCTTGTTTTTGAAATGTTCTTCAGCAATATAGTTCTTGAGCGAGGTTGGTCTGTACTTCTCAACAAAAATTGTATGGCCTTTATCGTTTATCATCTACTACCTCCACACCGATGCCAACTGCCGAATGTTATGAAATTGAAAAATCGTCCCAACCAACCGATGCCACTACCACATTTCTGGCAACACCAGCTTGGAAACAAGTTATTGCTCATAGAATGACCTCAAAGTTTTCTAGTTCGACCATCTCTGGACTGAAATGAAAAGTAATCCATCGTTCTGGAGTCTTACTCATTTCATAGCCTTCAAACATGACCGCAAAGATTGCGTTACCATCAGTAGACTCATTCAACAATGCCGCGGTCACTTCGCCCATCCAACCCTTCATAGAGCTACTATCAGTCGTTCTAAAATGGTCAGTGGTGATGCGGACTATCTTGCGATGCCATTTGTTATCAAGTTCTTCTTGCGTTATCATATGCGAAATGCCTTATCATTAGGATATGTCCAATACAAAATATGACATCGTTCGCATGCCTCAACGCGAAACACTACATCTCCAAGCACATCTGTATAACTCATTACTCCATTAAGCTTGAGCGCGTCAAGCTTGAGAGGCTTGTGACCGAATAACCAACACCAGATGTTCAT